ATCTTTTCGTATAGCTTTTCGTATGAAGCACTTCCTGACCTGCTGGCCTCGAGTAGTTCGACGTCAATATCGGAAGGCTTGACCACGCCACTATCAGCATGAATGGCGTCGATAACGTCTAGGGCTATGCTGCGCTGTTCGGCGTCGGTAAATTGAGATCGGCTAAGGTTCGCCACTGCAGTTGGCATGCCGTATTTCTCTAGATAAATCATCCAGAATTTAATGCCATTTCGCTTAAAGAAGACAGGCCAGTAAAGTGAATGCGCCAAGCCTTCGCCATACGGGTTATCGCTGTGGTTCGCGCCTGTTGAAACTACCCAGAATTTATTTTGTGGTAGCGGCGTTTTCTGACCGCTTTCATAAAGCACTAGGTTGTGGTCTGCGTCGAATTTAAAGCGGTTTCGATCCCTTACCTTAATCTCTTTTGCGTATATCCACCCAGTTGTCTCGTCGTAGTCGAGGATAATCTCAGCAACAGCAAAACCGTAAAATACGGCGTAGAGCATCTTATCGGTAAGCTGATCAAATTTAAGCTTTTTAAGTTGCCACTCGAGGAACTTTGATTGCTCAGTTTCTTGGTCCTCTTCCGCGTTGGAGTTGACGAACCACTCAGACGAAATAACCGCGCTTCTGCGCTGCTGGTACGTGCTTTTAACCTGATCGTCACGTAGTAGGTCCGTGTAGACGTCAAAACGGCCACCACCTTTGCCTCTAAGCAGCTTATCAGGGTTCTGTATCATTCCGTCGATCAAAGCCTGCGCCATGTTCTTGCCGTGATCGACGCGTGATATTTCTGTTTTGTCTTGCTTCTTAAGCTTCGCGCTGTCAGCCATTTTTAAAAGTCTCCGTATTTTTTACTTCTCAGGCGATAGCCAAAAGCGCCAGTACTCTCCGCTTGGTGCGCTTGTGTCTGTTTTCCTGTGGATACATAGTCGATGTTGATGCTGCTGTTGTGCGACCAGTCTAAAAATTGCGTCGTGCTGTCGACTTGGTCGTCGTGTGTAGCGATTGGAAACCCGAATAACTCTGACTCGAAGTCCATTAACCATTCGGCTACTTCTGGTAAATACACTATTCCAGCTTCGAATTGGCTTGAAACTCTGACGGCTCGGTCTACCTTGTTGCCTTCTGGCTCTATGGCTATGACGGGTATGTGTATTGGTTTGGGGTAGTCTTTGAGTATTATCCCATCGCGGCATTCTTGAAGGAGCGACTGACCGCTCGACTTGTCTTCTATCAGTACCGCCGTTGGCTTCCACGCCATGTAATGGTTCGCCAGCACTCGCTTCAGTGCCGGGTATTCTACTCTGTCTCTCCAAACGTGCAGGAGGTACTTGCCATGCTCTTTTTCGCCCCATATTGTTAGCACGCTCGGATCGTTAATTTGGTCTTCTTTGTAGGCTGTGTCTAGGCTGAACACTACCCGCATAAATTCAGTTGGGGGTTCTCCGTAGCGTTGTGGCCATGCTCGTTTTATCAGTGAACCTTCGACTGGTTTTGGTTTTTGTTGGTATAGCGCATCCCAGTTTCGTGAACCCTGACCGCGTTTTGTGCTGGTCCAAAACTCGGCATCAAACCACTCTGGCCATAACCACTCGCCAATCTCACGCCCTAGTGGATCGTCTTCTCGTTCGCACTGCGCCTGCAGGCAGATGACGTACCACCAATCGCCCTGTTGACTCTCCACCCATCCGCTATGCCCATCCCAGTTCTTTGGGAGTATGCGCCCTGACAGATCGTCTTCGTGCCACCGCGTTTGTATTATCAGTTGGCTTCCGTTGGGCTTTAAACGGGTTTTAAGGTCACTCAGGTAAGCTTCCCACGTCTTATCTCGTATTGTGGGGCTGTCGGCGTCTTCTCGCCCTTTCACCGGGTCATCAATAACTAGCATGTCGGCTCGGTTACCCGTAATGCCTGAAAGAATACCGCCACACATGAATGTTGAACCGTTCATTAAGGCCCAGTCGTCTACTGCTCGGTTCTGTGGGTTTAACCCTGTATTGAAAAGCTCACTGAATTGCTTACTGGCTGTAATGGTGCGGCATTTACGTCCAAACTTACGCGCTAGCTGGCTGGCGTAACTGGTTGTAATGATATTTTTGCCGGGGTTGTTCCCCATGTACCAGGTGGGGAAAGTGACCGAGCCATATGTGCTTTTCGCACTGCCCGGTGGCATGAAGATCATAACCCTCTCGTAAATGTTGCCCGTTTCGGCACACACTTCGCGTCGCGCTACTTTCTCAAGGGTCGTATTGATCAGACTGTGGTGTCCTGCTGGCTCTACCGTGTCAGGATAAAATGCCGTACTAACCTCATGTAAAGTACAGTCAGGATCGTCACAATCATCACCGTGAGGACAACTGTCTTCAATAAGCGGAGCGCCCGGTATTTCAATGTATCGGCAGTAGGCGTCGAGACTCTTCCTAGCCCTTTCTCGGTACTGGTGTTCGAGCAGTCTGAGCAGTTCTGCTTGTTCATTAGGAGTCATTTAACTTTTTCTGTAGTTCAGCAATACGCTTTAAGCGTTCACTTTCAGAAAGTGCCATTATTGGGTCGCTATACGGCTGCGTACCGTCTGGTGTGGTTGGTGCTATCTTCTGTGGTGCCTCTGCGCCTGTTATCTTGTTGAGGCTGTCCAGAATGCGTCTAGCAGTTTCTATGGCTTTAAAGTTGCCCTTTCCTATTTCGACAGCGAGTTGTTGCAGCAAGCCCTCATAACGCTCTATCTGCAGTTGTTTGTAGTGTTTGGTTTCCTCTCTCGTTTTCTCGTTTAAATCGTCGAGCGCTCGAGAGAGGTATTTGTGTACGTAAGACTTCGACTTGCCAGTTTTAGCGGCTATTTTTCCGATAGAAAACCCTAATCGCCTAAGTTCCAAAAACTTAGGCGTTAGTTCTGCTGCTGTGACTTTGTCAGACGCTTTCTTACTCGTCATTTCTGCCTCTGGTTAACTGATCAAAGGTTTGACCTGTATCTTCGAGGATCGCGTCTTTGCCAGTGAATTCTTGCCAGCGCTCCACGATGACCTGTGCGTATGTTGGGCTAAGTTCGCAGAGTCGCGCCTTACGCCCTAGCTTTTCACAAGCGATCAACGTTGAACCGCTGCCGCCACAGAAGTCGATGACCACATCACCTCTGCGCGTTGAGTTCTTCAGGTGCAAGCCAATCAAACGGATCGGTTTCATTGTTGGATGATCACCGTTGGCCTTTGGCTTATCTTCGCGTATGACAGTTGTGGCGAGTGTGTTGCGTAACTCGCGCACAAGGTTCATCAGTTCGCTTCGGTCTAAGTCATTTACCTTCGGTTGCTCATCGATAACCGTGGACTTATTAAACTCGCCATACCACTTATGGGCTGCACCGGGCTTCCATCCGTACAAGATTGGTTCGTGCTGCCATTGGTGGTCTTGTCTTCCAATAACGAACGAGTTTTTTACCCAGATTAGGCATTGCTTAACGTCTAACCCTGACTCCTGTGCTGCGCCTCTGAAGTTGTACCCTTCGCTATCGGCGTGTGCAATGTAGAACGGGGAACCTGCTTTCATTACGGCTGCGCAGCTGCTAAATAAATCGCGCAGGAACTGACGAAAGGCACTGTCGTCCATGTTGTCGTTGTCGATTTTCTTGCCGTCGCTCCCGGTGTAGTCGACGTTGTAAGGTGGGTCAATCCATAGCATGTCTGCTTGATCGCCTGCCATGAGTTTGTCGATGTCGTCCATGTTGGTGCTGTCGCCGCAAATAACACGGTGATCGCCAAGTATGAAAACATCACCGGGCTTGATGACTGACTCTGCAGGGGCATCAGGGCACTCATCGTCGTCTATTAAGCCTTCCTCTTCGGCTTCATCCATGTCAGTGCCGTCGCTTAGCATGCTGTCTAGAAATGCACTGAGGTCGTCGTCCTCAACTGTGCCGATGTCTTCTATCAGATCATCGAGCATGGCTTGGTCCTGCTCTGCCAGCGCACCAATGGGATCTATGCTTGCCAGCGCTATCTTCTCTTCGTGCTCTGATAGTTCGACGTACTTAACTGGTACCTTCTCACTTCTCTGCATGGCTAGTTCTACGCGCAGGTGTCCGTCGATGATGTGTCCTGTCACCTTGTTGACGATGACGTCCTGTATCCAGCCAATTTCGGAAAGCACACCAGTCATCGCTTTCTTTTGGTGTGCCGGGTGCCGTCTAAAATTTAAAGGGTTAGCGAGTAACTGTTCCGGGTCTTCGGTACCTGATGAAACTATGCGGTTTTCCCATTTGATTTGCTGCGTCATTACTCGAGTGCTCCTGTAATTTTCTTATTTGTTAGTTTGGCGTAGTGATGCTCAAACGATGCGCCTTTGCTTTGCTTCCAGTTCGGTAGCATGTGAACCACATCAGCGCTTCGTATTTTCGCCATGGCTATGTCCATGTATGCGTCGTAACTGAGCCCAATGGGTAAATGGTGAGGGGAAAGGACCACGTTGCCTTTTATCTCTTGCTTCTGCTCTTCAAGCTTGAACGCTTCGTGGTTGTAGTTTGGTAGCCCGGTCATAGGGCCAGCGACGTAAACAATCATGATTTAGCCTTATCGATTACTCTGATGCTCACTGCGGCATAAACGACCACCTCTAAAATGCGCTCGTAGTTTGGCAAAATGGCGATAACCGAATCGTTTGCCGCCACTGATGCTGCAATGAGACCAGGAAGGTTGAAGATGCTACCGATTAGCGTGCAGACAAACTGGGTCAAAAGCGGAAGCGTGATCACAATGGTCACGTATTCATCTTTCCAGCCGTTTCCTTCACTCTGCTTTGATATCGCTTCCCACTCTGCAGTTGAAAGCTTGACGTTCGTGTCACCTTCTTGGCGTGCAATCGCTAGCTTTGCCTGTGCCGTTTGCAGAATGTTCTTCTGTTCTTTGACGCTTTGAACCGCTGAACTCACTTTGTCGACGCCTTTTGAAAACAGGCCGATGATCCCACTTATTACCGCTGCGCTTAGTGCCATTGCATTGCCCTCACGAGTGTTCTGGGTAGAGGTGACGTTCGGCGCTTTCTAGGTAGTGCTCGATGGTTCCTTTGCCCATGGTGGAGTTGTAGAATCGCTTCCAGTAGACCGCTCGGCTCACTATCTCTGTTGGGAATTGATCCGGGATAAGTTTGTATTTAAGGCGACACATGATGATTGCGAGCTCGGGGTTCTCGTCTAAGTCTCTAACCGTTAATTCATCTAGGTCGTAACCGAAGACGTTTTTAACAATCTCTTTGTCTCGGGTTCTTGTGCGTGCAACGGTGTCGTCAAACCCGATCTTATCGAACTGAGTTAAGCCGTGACCGCTGTTCTCAGTTGTGTCCGGGTAGGTTCCCATCTGGGTTTCTACGGCTATGGTTTCCAGTAGCATTGCCGGGGCATTGTTTTTCTTTCCCATGCCTAGTTTTCTGCAAACCTTATGTACTGTGTTGAATATTTGCGAGTAGCAAAGCACCCCATAGTAATGTTGGCTCATTCGATCACTTCCCCTTTGTAAATGTTGCCGCTTAACTCGCCGTTTAACACGATGAGCGTGCGCTCTGCGCTAAATATCGCGGTCTTGGTAGCATTGAGGATGGTGCCAAACAAAACGCTAGTCTTTCGGGCGCTGTCGTTAGCTATTTTACTTTCGTTGAGGGCGTTGATGTTGTTCGTGATGAACTCGATTGATGGTTGATGCCAGTCTGCAAACTTATCTATGACCAGCTGGGGCACACCTTCATCTGTGAACTGCTGTTCGTATTCGTCCATGGCAGTTCGAAGTGTTCGCATGGCTTCTGCGCTCCACGCTTTACTGTCTGCAGTGGCTAAACGCGCCAGATTGTCTTTAAATGTGTTTGAGACCACATCAAAGTAAATTTCAAGCATGTCTTTGTACATCTTGCCGCGCATCGGGTAGTCGGGGCTAAACTTGATTTTTCTCACCCCAAATGACACGTAGTATTGGCAATGCTGAAACAGCTTGTGATTCATCAAGTCTTCTAGAGACGTTGGTCCTGCTATTTCCGCAGGTTTGCTCGGTAATTTCTTAACCCATTCAACGGCTAGCTGCGTAGCTAACCAAAGAGTAAAAATAACAATTGTTGTAACAATCCCATTCTCCTGCGCTAAAGCGAATAGAGAATCAAGGTTTGGGATATTCGCCATAGCCTCGCTCCTGTAATATTTTAATGATCCATTTCGTGGATAGTCTGAATTCTGAGGCTAATTCCTTAACGCTTTTACCCGCGCTCATTCCCTCGGCTATCTGGTGATTCCTGATTTTCTTCAGCATTAGCTTCGGCACGTACACTTCACCACCACCGAACGCGTCAGACATTTTCTGCGCTTTCTCTCTGCCAATGAGTTTCACCAGTTCTTTGGCTGGCTTGTTGGCTTTGATGTAGAGGTAGCTTCTGCCGTAGTGCTTCTCTAGGGTGATAAGTGCCGAGCGGCCTATAACACGCTCGATTTCGTCTTCACACATTGATTGTGTTTGTTTCATCGTATTGGCCTCTGATGTAGTTAATTATGATTTCTCTGGCTTCAAACCAGCCGTATGCCACAGCCGTGGCGAATCCAGCGAGTCTCATGCGTGCTAGCCATTCTTTTTGGCTTTCATTTCAATCCATAAGCCCGGTTTGCCATGGAGGGGGAGAGGTAGAAAAAGATCAGACACACCCTTTTTGGTGCCCATGCCTTTGAGTATTGCGGCTTCGACTTTGCCGCGTTTGCCACCGTTGGGAATGTGAAAAATGTAATCAGCCAGCTTTGCACCGGGTTCGATGTGAGCAGCTTCAGGAAGTCGACAAACCTTGGCCCAGTCAATCAGTGACTTCTGGTGCTCGTCTTCTAAGTTAGATTTTCTTCGTTTCACTGGCTTAAATGCGCGTTGTTTTTGCATTGCTGCTCTCTTTTGTCGTTATGTTGGGTTAACCGCGTTTTACTGGCAGGCGCGGTTCCTCCTGTACATACAAGCTGATGTAACTTGCCAGCTAACTGCTTACTACCGATGGGTCCAGATCACTTGCTCAC